TCAGCAATTTCTAATTTCAAAAAGAAATCACCATATTTACACATATTACGAATCCAAGGCCATAAGTTAAATTCGATATTTAATACATCATAGAATAGATTATAGAGAATTTTTTGCACATCCTCATCCGAGCTTCGGATTTGAAGTACTTCTCCCATATCGTTCTTCAATGTTGATTCATCAGCTATAATATCAAGAGCAGAAGCAATAATTGCATCTGTATCCATAGCATCATATTCTGAGTATAGAGTTGGGCGGAGTGTTTGATAGTTAAATGAGTTTTGGTATCCGTATAAAGAGGTAGATGAATTGGTATAAATTCTATTAAATCTATCTATTAATGAATTTGTTTGTAAATCTCCAGATTGTTGGATTTTATTAACGTCCATAACTCGGAGTTGATCTCCACCTTGGTTACGAATTATTACGTCTGTTGAAAATAATCTCTTTAATCTTGAGAATAAAGTAGTATCTGCCATCTATTTTTTGTTTGTAATATAATAATAAATATTAGAGAAGCCAACGAATATCTTCTTCTCCATTAGAATATGGATTATCTATTTTCCAAGGATTATCTGCTAGTCCATTATTCGAGTATCCTCCTGCAAAATTATGTTTAGTAGTTGACATACTTTGGAGCATACTTTTGGTTAAATCTACCCCATGTTGTTTAAACTTAAATGAAGTATCTCGCATAAACTGGCCAATGGCAAAAGACATTACAAGATCATCGTTGTATCCTTGTTGTGCTTCGGCTCTACCATTCTTCCAAATAAACACTTTCATTTCATCCAATAAGCGTTTTGATTGTATAGTTACACCTTTATCAGATAATGCTTCTTGAAATTTACCTATACAGAGTGGTCTAGTTCTAGTATTCATTGTAAAACCAGGAACCATTTTACTAGTATCCATATATTCGGAAAAATATGAATCAGCATTTATTTCACCACTTTTAGGAGAATAATATAAGTTTGGATAACCCTTTTCAATAATAGTTTGAATTGTTGCCCACCCGATATTAGCATTTTCAACAACAAGCAATGCATTGTTGTATTCAATGGATATATGGGTTAATAAATGACCAAATTCTTTTGTACCAATTTGACCTTTATATTCACCAACCTGTGTATTAGTTTCAATATCCAAGATATGGAATGCTGAATAATCTTTACTGTCACCTCGAGCAACATCTGCTATAACCATATATGAGCGGGAATAATCAGCTGGTTCCCATATCCATAGGTTTCTGTCTGCTCCTCGTCTCTCAAGTGGTTCTTTTACATAGGTTTTTTCATAAAATTCTATAAATTCAGGGTAAAAAACCACATCACCTGAGGTGCTGAAATCACAATCACATTCTTGGGCTGCTAATCTAGGGTCACCTAGTAATTCATCTTGCCTATCTCTCCAAGATTGGTCACGTTCAGGGTGAACCATCCATGGTAATCTAATAGGTAAAAAATCGTTTTCTTGATTTTCTGCTCTAACCCATGTTTGATGAAACCAGTTACCAGTACCATAAGGAGTAGATAATACAATAGCTCCACCACCCGTTGCTAGGGTTTGCTGAGCTGAAGCCCATGTCTCGGCTATATTGTCAATGAAGGCGGCCTCATCAACTAATAGCAAAGATACTGCTTCTGATCTGGCTGCGTCACTATTTGATGATTTGGCTTTTATCTGAGATCCATTGGATAATTTTAAGGTGAGTTTGTTATTTTCTTCACAATTCACTTTTAACCAACTAGGTAAGCTTTCGTACATAAACCGTACTTTAGTTACCATGTTTTTAGCAGTTTCCTGTGTGGTTGCGATACATAGCACGTTTTTATCTTGGTGGAAGATCATTAACCACAAGGCATATCCTGCTCCTAAAGTTGATATACCTAACTGTCTAGATTTAAGTACTATTGAGTATGGGTTGTCTCTCCACAAATGAAGTACTTTCTCTTGGAATGGGTAAAGGTTAAATTGGATTCTACCTCGTTGAGGGTGCTGGATGAAACAATATTTACGCATAAAATGGCCTGGGTCAGAGGCACATTTAATGTATTCTTGGCGTAATATTTGTTTTATATTGTTATCCATTATATTAAGATTATAAGAGCAAGGGTAGCTAGTGTTCCTGCTAACCCTCCCCCTAACCATTTAACTGCAGATTTCAAGTTTTTATTTTTTCTATTTAGTTCTTGATTTTCTTCTTGCAGTGATTTAACTTTATCTGTATGGGTTGTGTTTTGGGTTTCAAGGTTTTGAATTTCTTTTTTGTATTCTATTTCTTTTAAATCAAAAGTACGAATAGTGCTATCTTGAAATCTAATTGTATTTTTAGATTCTAAAAGGATTTTTTGAGTATAATCTAACTCATTTACTAACGAGTCTTTTTGAGTTAATTCTATTGCTATCTTTTGAGCTACATGGTAGGGTATACAAACTCTACTTGTATCTTTTTGTGAAAAAATCGGAAAGCTCATTAGCATTATACTTACCAATATCTTTAATTTTTTTACCATAATATTTACGTGTTGAAATAAGTTCTTTACCTAATGAATCTATTCTTTGGTTAGAAACAGCAATACTATCTCTATATCTTTTGATTTGGCTTCCTAGGATAGTTTGTCTATCTCTAATATATTTTAGTTCAATATTCAAACTATCAATTTTTCTTTGATAGGTTGAATCAACATAAGAAGTGTCTGTTCGTCGAGACAAAACAGACACTAATATTGTTATTAAAATTAATCCTATTCCAAATAGGATAAGTTGTTTCTTATCTACAATAACCATATTTTAAGTTTTTAATTAAGCTCCTACTTCTCTTCCAGCAGCACGCTTAAGGTCATCCATCATTATTTTAGGGAACTTAAATTTATCTTTTGCTAATTTTAAGATTCCATCAATTTTGGCTTTATCTTCTTTATTTTTCTTAACAGACGCTAAAAATTGATTAAATTTAACTTTCCAGTCTTCAGGTGTATTACCTAATTCCTTTGCAGTTTCATCTTTTTCTACATCTTTTGCAGATGGGCCTTCTTCATCATCAGAAGATTTTTCTGCTTTTTCCTTTTTAGGTTTTTCTTCGGATTTTTTTTCAGCTTTTGCTTTAGGTTCTTCTTTTTTCTCTGATGCTTTTCTTCCTCTTTGTCCTGGTTCTTTTCCAGTGAGTTGATTAGCTGCATCTTTTTCAATTGTATTTGTAGCTATATCGTCATTGAATTTATCAGTAGCAGAAATTGAAGTTTTTGTTAAAAGATCTTGAAGGACAATATCGTGATTATTTTTCAATTCTTTCTTAAGAGCAGAAACATATCCTTTAAGTCTACCATCTGAAGTAATGGTTGGGTCTTTTTTGAATGAGTCTAGTGTTGCCTTTTCAGCAGCTTTTACAGCTTCTAGTTCTTTATTTTTTCCTTGTTTTTCAAGTTCACTTTTTAATTGCTTTATACTAGCCATTTCACTGATGATTTCCTCAGATAGGTTGTATTTTTCAGCTAGTCTAGAATATTTGGATGGGGTAGAATCCATTTCTTGGACAGAATTCAGAGCTCCTGTAATTTCTTCTTTGATGATTTCGAGTAAACGAGTTTTTTTCATTTGGTATATTTTTATTTATAAATATTGTGGGGATAATACCTGTTGCATTCTTTCTATTCTTTCCTCGGTGGTTCCCTTTAACTCTATAAATTGAGGGTAATATTTATTCAACATTCTTTTGATTTCGATATCTATTTTTTTACGATACTTAACATCAGTTGTTCTAACCCCATTATCTTCAATATCTATTCCTTCAGGAGAAATATAAAATATATAATCGTATTCTTTAACTAGATTTGATGCTAATTTTTCAAATTCATCCGCCATAAAATGTGGAATAGATTCTGCCAATTGAGTAAATGCCATAACATCAATTACTGTTCTATCTGTTATTACTCTAGGTCTTAAAAGTTCAGATGAACGTTCCGCCAAAAATATAATTTGTCCTTTAATAGTAGAATCAGTATTTAATGGAATACCCAAATCACGTAAATATTTAGAGCGTTCAGTTGCAAAATAATATTCACTAAATTCCGGTAAATCTTTTAATGCGTTTACTAGTGTTGTTTTTCCAACACTCATTGTTCCTGTTAATCCTATTTTCATATTAGAATCTTGCTTTTGCTCCTCCTGATTTATACCATGGTAATCCATCACCACCTTTTTTAGCTGCTTTCCATTCAGCTTCAGAATATTTTATACCATTAATATAATATTCTCTACGTTTTTCATCACCTTCTGGGATAAGAGCTGGTCCTTCCATGTTGTGCATTTTACCATCTAGGTAATAAATCACAGTACCATCAGGAGATACTAGTTTCTTTGTTTGTGTATTTGACATGACTTTTATTATTAATTAAACTTTCTGCTACATATATTGCTTGTGCACCCGATACTGTAATTCCTCTAGCGCTTAAAGCATCACCTACAAAATGTACGTTAGAATATTTAGTTAAACTAAGATCTTTATAATTTACTAACGGTTCAGGTGAAAGATATTTAACCTCTGGGATGTAAATTCCCCAATCATTTTGCAATGTTGGGAATACTTTTTTCATATCTTGAATAAAATCCATAATATATTTAAAATAACCTTCCATTGCCGGTTCTACAACATGTGTTAAAGTATCTAAACTAATTTGTTTTGATGTTACTGCATTACCCTCAGATGTAGTTGAAGGGCGTCGTGAAGGACTATAATATAAGCCAGTACCTTCAGATTGCAATTTGCTTACTACATCACGTGACCAAGTAAATGGATCTTCAATACCATTAATTTCCATCAAGATACCAAAGTTGGTCATATCATTTCTATAACGCTCATCTTTTTTAGCATGTCCATTATATGAATGATCACCATATGTTTCCTCTACAGCAACATATGCTGCATTATTATTTGTACAGAATGAACGTAATGAAACACCCTCATCATCAAATTTTCTATATAACTTAAAGTCATATGAAATATCGATTAGTTTTTGAAAGTGTTCTTGTGGTGCTTCAAATCTTACGCCCAATTGCACTGATTTAGGTTCATCTGGTAATTCATATGATTGGGCTAATTGTTGTGCGAAATCAATACCTGATTTACCTAC